AATGGCTCTATGTCGGTGAGTGATTTTAGAAAAATGTTTAAAGGCTAAACTACTCGCTATTGTCCTTCCAGTTAAGAAGATTTTTTTTATTAACTGGAGAGACCAAAATGCCTTCTACACCTACTAACGTCTTACAGATAGTTCAAACCTATCAAAAGGCTGAATTGGCTTGGCTATTAAATAGCTTTGTCGGTATCAGCATGTCTAACAAAAAGTTTAAAGACTTTAATACCACAGCTCCTAGCAACTTAGGCGACACTGTAACATTCGACACCACACCACGTTTCATCAGCTACAACGGCTTAGTTATTACCCAACAACCATCTGTACAACGTGTACAATCATTAGTTTGCTCTCAAGCATCTAACGTGAGTGCTGGCTACACTGACCAACAATTCATCTTCAACGTAAGAGAATATATGGACAGATTTGGTATGGCTGCCATGAAAGAATTAGGTTCTTTAATTGAAGCTGACATTCTCAAAAACTTCGTGTCTGGCGTTACTGTTAATGATCCACAAAGTGCTAACTTCGGTGTTAAACAGTTTAAATCTGGACCATTCCGTTTCTACGGCGACGGTATCACCCCAATTAATAGCTTCACTCAATTAGCACAATCTGTTGCTAACTTTGAAGATTTTGGTGCGGCTACTCATAAAATGATGGCAATTTTACCAGTTGCAAATATTCCTGCGATTGTTGGTAGTGGTTTGAACCAATTCGCTATGGACCGAAACAATGAATTGTCTACAAGTTGGACTTTAGGTCGTTTCGCTAACGCTGACTGGTACGAATCTAACTTATTGCCTGTTCATGTCTCTGGTGCCGTTGCTGAAGCTGCCGCTCCTGCTAACGTATTGACTGTTGTTTCTACCAATGACCCAACAGGTCAAAACGTAACAAGCATTACATTCTCTACCGATGCTTCTGTAGGTAACAGTGCTGATGCAATCAAAGCTGGTGATTTATTCCAGTTCAATGATGGCGTTGCTGGCAAACCAAATTTAAGATTCTTAACTTTTATTGGTCATCAACCATGCCAACAACCAGTTCAATTCCGCGCAATCGCTGATGCTGTGAGTTCTGGTAACAGCGTTACTGTACAAATTCAAACCATTAATGATGTTGGTTTAGTTTGGGCTGCTAACCAAAACCAAAACTTGAACAACGCAATTCAAGCTGGCATGAAAGTTACTCCAGTCCCAAGTCATCGCGCAGGTATCTTGATGTCTGGCGACCAGTTCTATTTGGCTATGCCACGTTTACCAGACGAATCACCATTCACCACTGTTACCAGTGTTGACGAAGATTCTGGTGCGTCAATTCGTCACTATTTCGGTTCTCAATTCGGTTTGAACAACAGAGCATATGTTCGTGACTGTATTTGGGGTTCAACCTTAGTGGCTGAAAACAGCTTAAGATACTGTTTCCCATTATAAGCATAGGGGCGGTGCGAGCCGCCTTTTATAACAAAAGAGGATTAAACCATGACTACATATAAATCATACAATCAAGCCTTGTTTCCCTATGCTTACGGCTTAGGATTAAGTAACAATGCCACAACTCCTAACACCAAGTTAGACGTTGCAGTCGGAAGCATTTTAGATTCAAGCAAAACCTTCCAGTTGAACTTGGATGTTGCAGTTACAATTGATGCAAGCGTTGTTGGGTTAAATGGAATTGACACAGGCGCATTAGCAGCAAGCACCCTATACAAAGTATTTTTAGTGGCTGACCCACAATCTTACAATGTAACTGGCGCAATTATTTCTGCTTCTAGCATTCCAGTTCTTCCATATGGATATAGCGCGTATGCGTTGATTGGTTATGTTGCGACAGGTGCCGGCTCTACCTTCTTGAAAGGCTACTGGACTGACGACAAGTCATCTTTACGCACTTTTATGTATGATGCGCCACAAGCTACCGCTATTACTGCTGGTAACGCAACTTCTTACACAGCTATTGACTTGAGTGCCTTTGTTCCTGCTGTTGCAAATACCCCTGTATTTGTTGATTCAGCTTTAACTCCAAGTGCTGCAAGTCAAACTTTAAAATTACAACCCGCTGCTGGCACTGGTGATATGGTAACAATTACTGGACAAGTAAATGCTGTTGTTGTTTCTAGCCAAGACTTAGTGATTGCAACATTAGCTTCTGGTTTGCCAAAAGTTAATTACAAAGTAAGCAACGCTGGTGCTGCTGCTGCGGTTAGTGTTGGCGGTTATCAGTTCGCAATCTAATTTATAGGAGGCAGATATTATGGCGTATACAGCTCGAATGCTTATAACTCGTGCGTACTATCTGTCTCAGATAGTTAGTAGACAATTACAGACCGTCTCAGGCGAACAAATTGAAGACGGTTTGTTTCTTCTTAATGCGCTATTGCAGTTTAAATCTACTGATTTGCGCGAAATCCCATATTTCAAGCGGGATGCAATAACATTAGTTGCAGGACAAGAAGAATATTTTATACCAAAACTATTATATGTAGATGCATTAACGTACAACATCGGGGACGTGCGTTACCCTATGCGACAATTAACCCGACACGAATTCTTTGATACAGGGCGAGTTGACAATATACAGTCTCTGCCTTTCTCATATCGACCCGAAAGAGAAAAGGGCGGCATGAGAATATACTTATATTTTTTGCCACAAGGCAATTATGTTATGAAACTAAGTGGCAAATTTGGCTTAGACGAAGTGACTTTAGATACAGATTTGTCTTTAGAATACGACCCATACTATATTGAATTTTTACGTTATCAGCTTGCTGAATACATTTGCTCAGACTACGGTGCAACATTTCCTGATGAATCTAAAGCACAACTTCGGGCTATGGAGTCAAAAATATTAGATGTTAGCCCCGCAGATTTATCAATTAGTAAAACAACATTCTTCCCAGGAAGAAGCCCATTTGATTGGCAAGCTATCAATTTGAGCAAGGGATGGTTCCCATTCTAACCATTTTGTATTAATTATTTACTACAAGAGAGTAATATGCCTGCACCTAATGCGATACAACAAATACAAGATGTGCCTCTCAAGATAGTAGGTGGCTCTAACTTTGGTCGATATCCAAAAATCTCAAATGAACAAACCTGGAATTTTATTGTAAGCGATGACTTTCTTGTGCCCTACGCAGGATATGCCGCAGCAGTTGAATTGAACCCATCAGGCATAGGCCGAGGTCTTTACACAACCTTCAATGGCGACATCATGGTTGCTGTTATTGGTAATGGGTTTTACAAGATTACGCAAAATACAACAACAGGCCAGCTTCAATCATTTTCCCGCGGCTTGTTAGAAACTTTTGACGGTGATGTTTATATTGCTGAAAATAATAACGCAGAAATAGTTGTAACTGATGGCGTATTTGTTTATGTTTACAATTGGAACACTGACGGCAATATTACAAAGCTTACAGCGGCGCAATATGATTACACAACCTATAGCAATCCTGGATATATTTCATTTCAGAATGGACGATTTATTCTAGCTTGCCAAAATACAAATTACTGGATTTTGTCAGGATTTAACAACGCATTTACTTGGCCTATGGGCGCATCTAATCCTGAGTTGGTTGGCTCCATACAAACTAAGCCTACAAGAGCGCAAGCTGCTATTCCTGTTCCTGGCGGCGGTAATAACCTACTCGTTATGGGCACAAATGTGACTGAAAGCTGGCAAGATGTAGGCGCAGCATTGTTTCCTTATCAACGTGGCACAACTTATAACGTTGATTACGGCTGTCTCAATGCATCAAGTATTGCTGAGCTTGATAACTTAATTGTATGGCTTGCTGTCAATGAGCAGTCTGGCCCTGTCATTATGTATGCGACTGGCAGTCAAACAAAAATGATTTCTACAGATGGTATATCTTATGTGCTTGCAAATCTAACAAATCCTGTTAATTGCACTGGTTTTTTGTTTCGCCAAGACGGACACATGATTTATCAATTCACATTTCCAGATGACAACATAAGCTATGCGTATGACTTCAATACCGGCTTGTTCTTCAATGTCAGTGATGAAAAATTAAATTATCACATAGCGAGACAAGTTGTTTTATTTGGCAACGATTATTATTTTGTGTCGCTTAATGGGGGTAACATTTATCGTTTCGGCACTCAATATACTGATGCGGTTTATGTTAATGACGGCGTGCTTTCACAAAAAGAAATTCCACGAATTAGAATTACACCACCTGTAAGGCTTCCATCACAACGTTATTTTATCGCTAAAAGCTTAGGATTTACGATTGAAAATGGACAAAAAAATATAAAAACTCTGTTGCCTGTTCAATCCAACACTCTAGGCCAAATAATTGCCACAGAAGCATATGTAGAGATTACTACTGAATCAGGAAATCCGATTGGTATCGAAGCAACAACATCACAGACAGAATATGTAGTTAATTATTCTGAGGCCGTGGATTTAAGTATTTCACGTGACGGCGGAGAAAACTTCGGCTCAAGCTGGCGATTAAATATGAATCCAACAGGTCAGCGCAAATCACGATTCATTTATCAACGTTTGGGAATTGTCAATGATGCTACATTCCAACTTAGGTTCAGTGGATTTGGCCGTTTTGTTTGTACTGATGGAGTCTTGGAGGTTTATCAATGACAACCGTAAGCGATAGAAGTGAGACAAGAATACCTAATCTACACATGGGTGAATTGGTGGATAGTAATGGGTATCCCACTGATGACGAATTAACTTTTCGTCAAGTGCTAATTAGTAATTTACAAAGATTAATGGGAAATGAAGGACTTGTTATCCCTTCTTTGCTTTACGCAGATATTGTTAAAGTTGTTAATAATGTACAAACAATAGGTAGTATTACACGCTATACCTGCGCATTTGGAACTTTGTTTTACAGCAAAGGCTTGCCACCGCCCAATGGTACGGAACCGAATGGCGGTAAAGTTTGGGTGACTGTTGAAGACCCTGCCAATCCTGGCGTACCATTATTAAAAGAAGTGCAATTAATTTAAGGAAACATCATGGCACAGCAACCACAAGAACAAGATTTTACTGCCCTCACAAAACTTTTAAACCAACTATCAATAGGGTCTGGACTTGCTGGCCTTGGTGGAGGATTATTCAATATTTTTGGCAAACAAAAAAGCCCATACGATGCAGCAAGCAAAATTTACGGGCAAATACCTGGGGCCACAGAAAAATATTTAAGTCCTTACATGCAAGCAGGGCAATCTGCTTTAGGTGACTTGATGGGCCAGTATGGCCAACTAACTGGTTCTACTGGTGATGTTTATAACAAACTTGCAGGCGGCTACCAACAAAGCCCAGGATTTCAATCGGCTTTAAAACAAGCTTTGGGCGCAGCTAGCAACCAAGCGGCAGCAGGCGGCATGACAGGCACACCACAAGCACAATTACAATCTGCGGATGTTGCAGGAACCTTAGCCCAAAAAGATTTTGGTGATTACATGAGTCGCATGATGGGTCTTTATGGCACTGGCTTACAAGGCATGGGTGATATTGGAAAAATGGGCTACGGAGCAAGTACAAATTATGCTGATATGCTTGGAAACATCATGGCGCAACAAGGCGGCATGGCAGGCATGTCTCAAGCCCTACAGAACCAACAACGTGCAGGCGGCGTATCTCAAGCACTGCAAGGCTTAATGAGTCTTTTGGGTGGCGCAGGCCTTTTTGGTGGCTTCACAAATTTATTTAATAAATAGGTGACAACATGGCAATAAACTTTCCTACAATGCCTCGATTCACGCCTGAAGAAGCAGGTGCTATGCCAGATCTGCAACAAGCTATAATGCAAGGTCTTGGTAATTATATGCAATTGCAGACACAGCCAAAGCAAATGGCTCAAGATTTTTTAGCAAAACAATTAGCTAATAAAATGGCGGGAGTTGAAGCGCAATATGCGGAGCCTATGGCGCAAGCCTCGTTGCAACAAAAGCTGATGGAACAACAATTTTATCCTCAATTACAACAAGCGAGATTAGGGTTGCTCGAAGCGCAAAAACAATCTGCTTTAAAACCATCTGTTTCTGAACAACTTTTGCCTTATCAAGCAGAATTGTTAAAAGCAAAAACTGAAGCTGCTCGCTTACCAAAGGGCGGAAAGCTTACTACTTATGAGCAAAAAAGAACTGCGGGCAGTGGCGTTTTGGATTATTTAACCCCCGTAATTTTAAAACAACCTTATGTTGGGACTTTTTCTTCTGCACAAGTTGCTGATGATTTATCTAATTACAAAAAAAGCCCAGAAGCAAGGCAAAGATTAATAGATTATGCTGTTGCCGCCGGCTTAGTTCCAGAACATACTTCTGGTGCTCTTTCAAGCCAAGGGCTGCAAACTACGGTAGATGCACTTAAACATCAACGCCAAGCTACAACACAAGGTTGGCCAACTCTGTACGAAAAACAAGTATCTTCACTGCCCAAAGAAATTCAAATTGAAGCAAAAAGAGAAATAGCAAAACATCAGAGATATTTAAAAGACTTGCAACAAGGCGGCGCACAAGAAGCTGCGTCTGAATCAGATCCACTGGGGTTATTTTAAATGGCTATTACATTAGAACAAGTAAGACAACAATACCCTCAATATAATGACAAATCTGATGAGGAACTAGCTACAGCATTGCATAAAAAATTTTATTCTAGCATGCCTCAAAATGAATTTTTTAATAAAATTGGTTTTTCTAAAGAGCCTGCACAACAACAAGAACAGATTTCAATGCGGCAAGAACAATTACCTCCAGCATATGTTAGATATCCATTATCTATTTTACAAGGAATGGCAACAGTTGGACAAAATATTGGCGAATTTCCGTTTAAATTGATGGGGATGAAACCTTCTGAGCCAGTAGATTTTCGAAAGGCTTTAGGATATCAGTACCAACCAACTGGTGGCGAAAGATTGGCAGAAACAATAACAGAACAAGTTCCTGGTTTAATATTACCAGAAGCCAAATTATTTGGGGCAGTTAGTAAATTAAAACAATTGCCTAAAGTTGGAAAGTTTGTTGGGGAAGTGGCAGCAAAAGGTATCCCATTTGGCGCATATGAAGCAACCCAAGAAGAATCTCCTTTAAAAGGGTTTGCGAAAGGTGTTGGTGGATATGCGGCTGGATTAGGTGCACTAAAAGGACTTGGCGCAGCAGCTAAAGGCATAAAATCCGCTGTCAGACCAGTTGATGTAGAAAAAACTTATGGTGGCATTCAAAAAGCATATGAAGAAGCCAATTCTAAACTTGGCAATCTTTTTGAATTTGTAACAAAACAAGCTAAAGACAGAGGCATAGAAAATGTTGGAAAAATAGATGAAACATTTATAGATGATGCAAAAAATTTATTACCCGCAAGCAAAACAAATAAAAAATTAATATTAAATGCTGGCGAAGGAAATTATGAGTCCATTAGAAAATTATATTCTAAAATTGGACAATATCGCAGGAATGCCAAAGATTTTGAAACAGCCGAACTTTATGATGATTTACGAGATAGAATAAATGATTCTTTAAAAAATCATTTCATATCTACTGGTAATAAAGATTTATCACAATGGCTCGATGCTGCAAAATCTGGCTATAGTCAATTAAAACAAACATATGAATCCACACCAATGTTGCGTAAATTAGTTGGTGAAAGCCAAGAAATACCAGAAACCTTAAAGCCTCTGATGAAAAAAAATACTGAAATGGCTCGAATTAGAGAGCTGCATCCAGAAATAGAAAAAGATATAGCCGCACAAAATGCTAGAAAAAATTTAAAAAGATTGGGTATCGGAGCAGCTATGTATGAGGGCTATAAAAAACTAACAAGAGATTAATAATATCAATAGAATTGTAAATCTAACGAACTAATAGCATAATGATGTAATAAAAAAAGGACTTAATATGGCGACACCCACACCCAATCCTTTGTACTTTGCTTGCTTTCCTTTGCAAGAGTACTTTGTAAATAAAGACACAGGCTTCCCATTGGCGGGTGGCTATGTTGAGTTTTTTAGCGACCCTGCATTTACTGTACCTAAAGACGTTTACCAGCAATCTTTAGTTGGTGGAACCACATATGATTATACAAATCTGGGCTCTGTATTAGTGCTTTCAAGCGTTGGTACGTTTGTTGATAATAACGGCGATGACATCATACCTTTTTTATATCCTTATGATGCGCAAGGCAATGTAGAATTGTATTTTGTACGTGTTTGGAGCGGCAATCCTAGCGTGCAAGGTTCAGTGTTACAATTTACTCGCCAAGGTTGGCCACCAAACTTAATTCAAAGCACAAGCCCAAGTGATGTCTTTGAAAGCTCATTAAATTTATTTACCAATCCACAGTTTTCGATTGTTAACTTCAACAATACCTCTGGTCAGACTTACTATGAAATCACTGTTGCAGGTGCTGGTAACTTTGAATTTGCTCCTGGGTGGTCAATTTATTATGCTGGATCTGGTAGTTTGAAGATAGGGCAATATCCCTTATCGGCTGATTGGCCAACTAATCCAAGTTATTATTTAGAAATAATTAGTGATACAACTGTAACGCCCATTACAATTAGACAACGTCTCGATAAGTCGCCTCGTGTTTTTGAGAATAACTACTTAAGCGTGGCAATGCTTGCGGCTTGCGTTAACAATATTGCAGAAGTTTTAACAATCAATTATGTTGTAAATGGTGGCGCAGCAAAACAAGTACTATCTGGAGCAGTGCCAAATAATTCTACTTTTGGTTTATTAGCTGGAGTTGCTAATGCTCCAGTATTAATTGATGTAACAAACAATACCGCACCTGATACTGGATATGTTGAAATGCAAGTATCCGTTCCATCAGGCAGAACAATGCGCTACACGAGCATGTTTGGGTGTACGGTTCAGAACGCAACATCTTTGGTTTCTGGTTCACAATCTACAAATGCGCAACAAACTAATGGCATGTTTTGGTATTACAAACCACAGTTAGAGTACAAACCCATTCCTAGTTATACTTTAGGATGGGATTTTGCGATGAACCCATTTCAAGCGCAAGGCACTGCTAACGTAACATACAATCCAACAAGTCCAGGAAAATCGGCTTATGTTGCTGACCAAACCCTTTTGTTCCAAAGCACTGTAAATACCACCACTGTTTCACAAGTTGATAATCGTGCGATTAAATTAGCTGTAGCAACAAATCCAAGTTCATTAGCACTTGTGCAATACTTAGGCGCAAGAGAGGCGCAAGAGTTACTTAACAATCCTGTTTGTTCACAGCTTAGAGCTAAAGTCAGTACTGGCACGCTGAAAGGGCAAATAAGATTGTACTATACAGTTGATGCAACTTTGCCAGTGATGGCAGACTATAGCGCGGCATCTCCAGTCGGGGGATATACATTAGTTTCTGCCGTAGATAATACCTCTGGCGCACCAACTGTTGGCGGTGGCGGAAACTATGGCACATGGATTGAAGTAACACGAGATACTTTAGGAGCTGCAAATTTTACCTTATCAAGTACTATGTCAGAATATGGCTTTGCTGGCTGGAATGAATCAGCCGTAGCAGGTATTAATAACGCAAAATATTTCGCAATTGTTGTAAGTTTTGCACAAGTTCCAGTTAGCTCTAACATCGAAATTGAACATATAAGTTTGCAAAAAGGCTACATCCCAACTGCGCCTGCTGCAATGAGTTTTGGCGAAACTTTAACAGCTTTACAACAATACTATGAAAAATCTTGGGATGCCCTCACTGTCCCTGGTACAAATACAGTTGTTGGCTCGCTAGTTCAACAATTAAGCGGGCAAATGTACTATAGTGCATTTATACCGAGCGGAAATCAAAATTTTCAATGGACATGTTTAAATAATTCTAATTTTGGAATTAGATTTATAGTATCTAAACGAACAAATAATGTTGCGGTAACTGTTTACTCTAAAGATGGCACAGCAGGCCAAGTTTTTGCCGCAGGTTTTAATAATGGCTCGCCAGTCCTTGGGTCTAATTTAGCTATATCAACTTGGAACCAATATGCTAAAGGAGAAAATGGTGTTGATTATTTGGTCGCTTCTCCAGGCTCTAGATTATATGAAAATAATCAAGCTCCAGGGCCAATTAATCCTAGTACTGTAAATGGTTATTTAAATTATCATTATGTGGCTGATGCGCGGCTTGGTATTGTTTAACAAGGAATAAAAATGTCTACAAAATATAATGTTATAAGAGATATTAACGGCAGTGTAACTGGCATCAATGGATTTGGTTTGCAGCCTAGCGATGATATTCAAAATGGTCTTCTTGCTGCTACTGTTGCCCAAAGCATTATTGTCCCTGACAATTACCCTAAATGGATAGCAATCTTTAGTTACCAGTCTGGTAAAAATGTATTTGTAAGCACAACTGCAACTGCGGCAGTACCTGCTGGAGCTTTTGCAAGTGCTTCATCATTATTAAATCCACCAGCTTTGCAAGTAAAGGCAGGAGATACAATTAGTTTGATTACAAACGACACTGGGGGTGCGCTAGTTTCGGTACAATTCCAGGTTATACAAAACTATCAGAACTAGGCGGTGAGACATGTCGATTCCTATTTCCCAGCTAACAAATGGCGGGCTTCCCAACGGGAACATTGAAATACCTGCCACCAACCCGCTGAATACAACGCAATCTATCAATGGCACAACATTCAAATACATTCTTGCTGATATTTTGCAATATATTTTAATTGCTCAAGGTTTCACGACTTATACAAGCTGTCGCGTGGCTACTACTGCTGCACTTACTGCAACATATGCGAATGGCGTTGCGGGAGTAGGGGCGACATTAACAAATGCTGGCGCACAAGTAGCTTTAAGCATTGACGGTGTGACTTTAGCATTAAACGACCGTGTGTTAATTAAAAATCAAATTAATACATTCGAGAATGGTATTTATGTTATCACTGATGTAGGCAGCCTCACTTCCAACTGGGTTTTAACAAGAGCCACAGATTATAATGAGCCTGCGGAAATTGTTTATTTAGGCGTTGTTGCAATTACACAAGGCACACAGAATGGCAGTTTGGTTTTTCAAGAAAACTCCCAAGGTCCTTTTGTTATCGGCACAAGTCCCATTACATTTCAGCAACTTCAAATTGACATCACATTATTACCCTCTGCAAGCCCCGCCAATAAGATTTTACGCAGTGATGGTTCGTATTGGGTTCAAAGTACAACAGCAGAATTAAGCGCAACTGACGCACTTACTAATATTACCGAATTGCAAGTAGACAATATTAACATCAATGGCAATACAATTACTTCTACCGATGTAGGTGGCGATATAATTATTACGCCTAATACGGTAGGTAGTATTGTTCTCGATGGACTTAATTGGCCTCAAGTTGATGGTACTCCAGGCCAGGCTATCACAACCGATGGCGCAGGGCAGCTTGGATGGTCAACAGTCAGCTTAGTTACAACGCCTACAACAGATAAAGCTATAGCAATCTTTAATGGCACAGGTGGCGCATTACAAAATTCGACTATAACAATTCCAGCAAGTAATACTTTATCTGGCGTAGCAGATATCAATGATAGTAATAATAATACAGCTATAATAGTAGGCGCTGCTGTATCGGCAGTTAATTATCTAGAAATTAATAACGCACCAACAAACAATCCAGTAACCATAACTGCAGAAGGTTCAGATGTTGACGTTTCATTATACCTGGCTGGTAAAGGCAGTTCTCAAGTTCGACTAGGCAGTGATTTGTTGATGTACAATACATCTGGCGGGAATAATTACACAGTTTTTTCAACTGTAGCAACAGGAACCAAACCAGTTACAATACCTGATTTGTCAGGAACAATGGCAATTAGCGGAGCTTCGCAATCTGTAAGCTTTGGGCAATTAGATGTCGATAACGTTGAAATTAATGGTAATACAATATCAAGTACGGATTTAAATGGTGATTTGATATTAACACCTAATGGAACTGGTGATTTAGTTTTAGATGGGCTTAATTGGCCTCAAGCAGATGGAACAAACGCACAAGCAATTACAACTAATGGCGCTGGTCAATTAGGCTGGTCTACTGTAAGCACAGTTACTACACCTACAACCGACAAGGCTATAGCTATTTTCAATGGTACTAGCGGTGCATTACAGAATTCAACTATAACTATACCTTCAAGCAATACTTTAAGTGGTATTTCAACGATTAAAGATACAAACGGCAATACTTCGGCAACTTTTATACCTGCCGCAAGCGCGGTAAATTATTGGGGAATTTTAAATTCAGCATCTGGAAATGGATTGGCTTTAAAAGCATTTGGTTTAGATTCAAATATCAATACTTATTTTATAAGCAAAGGTGATTCGACAATTGCATTTTCAACCGAAGCTGTAACATTAAATCCTATACAAATTTTGTCTGGTACAGCATCACAACATAGTACAAGTTTTGCTTTTGCAAATACCGCTAGTTCGAGGATTGTTACATTCCCTGATTTAGATGGCACAGTAGCATTAAGTGGCGCCGGGCAGTCAGTAAGCTTCGGTAGTTTGTCTCTTACGACGCCATTGGGCATATCTTCTGGGGGCACCAATGCTTCAACAATTGGAGCAAATGGCACTTTGGCTCAAAGTGACGGCACAAAATATACTTTTACAACCGCAACTTATCCATCTACCGCTACAGCTACAGGCACAATCTTAAGGGCTGATGGTACAAACTGGGTAGCTACAACTGCAACTTATCCGAATACTACGAGTATTAACCATATTCTTTATAGTTCTGCTGCTAACGTCATAGGTGAAATAGCTGATACAGTTGGCGGCGTTCTTGTTAGTAATAACACTGGCGTACCTAGTATGTTGGCTAATCCATCTGATAACTATCGTGTGTTGCAATCAAAAAATGCAGCGATACCCGAATGGTCAGTTGCAGCTTATCCTCATACCGCTGGCGCAAGTGGTACATTAATGCAGTCTGACGGTACAGATTGGACCAATACACAAGCAACTTATCCAGGTAGTACTAATAAAAATCATATTCTGTATAGCTCTGCTAATAATACGGTTGGTGAAATTTCTACACAAAAAAATGCTGTTTTAGTTTCAGATAACCAAAGCACTCCGCAATGGTCAGGAAGCTTGTCAGATGGTCAAATCATTATAGGCAAAACCAATGATTTACCTGCGGCTGCAAGCATAACAGGCAGCGGGTCAATTACAGTAACTCCTGGCGCCAATAGTATAACAATTTCAAGTTCTGCAAGTGGTACGGTGAATTCAGGCACTGCTAATCAATTAGCTTATTATGCAACCACAGGTTCAGCAGTTTCTGGCTTATCTACAGCAAATAGTGCAACTCTTGTCACTAGCTCTACTGGTGTTCCAAGTTGGACTAGCTCTATGACCAATGGCCAAATACTAATTGGTTCTACTGGAGCAACTCCTGTTCCTGCAACTATCACAGGTACATTAGGGATAACTGTTACCAATGGCGCAGGCACAATCACAATTAGCGGCGGAGGTGGTGGATATACCTGGACTGAGGTTACTGGCACAACCCAAACCATGACCGCCAATAACGGTTACATTACCAATAACCCTGCATTAGTTACCCTAACTTTACCAGCTACCGCTGCATTAGGCACAACATTGTCAATTGCAGGCAAGGGAGCAGGTGGCTGGAAGATTGCGCAAAACGCAGGCCAGGAAATTTTCTTTGGTTCAAGTGCAACAACAATTGGGGTAACTGGTTATCTGCAAAGTACACAACAATTTGATAGCATAGAATTATTATGTATAACAGCTAACACACAGTGGACAGTAATCACAGGACCTCAGGGCGCAATAACTGTAGCGTAAGGAATCGATATGGCAACTAATAATGCAGTAAATAATAGTTTAACAGGCCAAACAGGAACAGGTAATTTTGTCGGGTCATTGAGTCCTAGCATAACTAACTTAAATACCAATGCAATTTATTCTGCTGGCGATTACCAAATTGTTTTTGGCAACGCAGTTTCCCCAGTAAATTTTTTACAAATTACCAATGGTGCCACGGCGAACCCTGTCTCTATATCAGCAACTGGCACAGACACTAATGTTGCTTTATATTTATCAGGTAAAGGTTCTACGCAAGTAAGATTGGGCAATGATTTGTTAATGTATAACACGGCTGGGGGTAATAACTATACCGTTTTTAGCACCACAGCTAGTGGCGCAAAAACAGTTACTATACCAAATTTATCAGGCACTCTAGCCTTATCAGGCGCTAGTCAGAATGTACAATTCGGACAAGTTGGAGCCAATGGCCCTAATATCCT